TTTCTTGTTATGCCGTTGGTCTCTTCCAGTTTTCTCCTAATCATTTTTCCTACAACAACACCGATACGACCTTCGACCAAGCCGTCGATAACTGCCCCGTTTTACCCTCTTTTCGAGAGTATTCGCTCCACATCACTAGAATGCTTCGCGAGATTGGTCATGAATCGTCATTCACCGGTAGCTTTTCTGCCTCGCTCGATGAACTTAGACGTTATTGGAGCCTCTCTGTCGAGAATGATCTCGGTTATCTGCGCGTCACTCACCGATCGGTCGCCCCGAATGGTCGTATCAATCACTCCGAACTCATTGCCGCCGAGAAGGTCAAAGGTAATCGTTTTCTACGTGTCGTTCGCGGTTGTCTTCAGCCGGTGTCCCCTGCCCCCTTTGATCTCGATTACAATTTCTGCTTTGACGGCACGCGCCTTGACGCACTTTCGTACGACAAAGACCTTTCCATGCTTCGCACGTCCGTCGAAGAGGGCTCCATTGTTCTCGTTTCCGATTGTACTCGTCTTTTCCAGGCCACCAATCTTCATCGTGTCACCGAAAACTATCGTGCTCTTCGTCATATGCCTCTTGTTCTCGCACACGATGGCGTCGCTGGTGCGGGAAAGACCACCACCATCATCAACTCTGTGGCCAAGAAACATATGGTTGTCACGGGCGCTCGCGAAACTTCCCTTGAGACCGATGACAAGATTCGTAAAGCCAACAAAGGTTTCCCCGTTGTAGTCCGAACCGCCGACTCTCAACTGCTCGCGCGTGAGCCCGACAAAGCGCTTGTTGTCCATTTTGACGAACGCTATGCCGTACATCGTGGCTATCTTTACGCCATCGCCGCCACCACGCGTTGCCACACCATTCATACGTACGGCGATCCCAAACAGATACCTTCCATCGCCAGGACTCCCGGCTTTCGCTTCTTGCATGACTCTCATCTCGCCGACGCCTTCGACACCAACTCCGTCAGTTGCCGTATTCCCGCAGACGCCGCAGCACTCGTTTCACGGCACTACGGTTTCCGTGTCATGACGCGAAACCCTAAGGTGCTCTCCGTTTCCGAAGGCCAAGTTGGTAACGTCGCCGAGATCCCTCGTGTTCCGGGAGCACTTTACATGACCTTCACCCAAGCCGAAAAGCAGCTCCTTCTCAAGGACCCTTTCTTCCAGACCACCCGCAAGAGCCGTCGACGCGATCGTGACACCCCCGACGTTTCCACGGTTCAGAATCGCTGCTGTACCGTGCATGAAGCACAGGGCACCACGTCCGCCGTTGTCTTTCTCGTGAGACTCAACCCCAAGCAGAATGATTTGTACTCCTCCGCGCCCCACATCACTGTCGCCCTCACGCGGCACGCGCACAAATTCACCTACCTTTACAAGGGTTCACCCATCTCTGACGGTGTTCACTCACTCATTCGCACTCTCCCCACCCTTGCCCCTAGAAATCATCTTCATTCCGAACTTTTCCCCGACGACTTCGGCAAGCCCGTTGGCGGCGTGTACACCGTCTCCAAACCGAACAGACTTTACGATCCCGTTAAGCTCTCCATCAAGGAAAGACTTTTTGTTGATTCTTTGTACCCGCAGCCCGCGCCCGTTTCCTACCATCTTGAATTTTCTTCCTGCCCGGTCCCTCGCACGCGTGCCGAACCTCACGTAGTACCCGTCGCACTCTCCGCAGACCCAGCCACAGATCTTCAATACGGGTACGACAACCATTTTCGAGGCCATTATCAGTTTCACCAACACGTGCTTGCCCGACAGATCGAAACCGGTGACTTCAAAGTTGATCTCCCCAACGGTCGCATTCGACCCCGAAAAGGGAAAAACAATCCCAAAAACACTTGGAACGAACATCTTAACCACGCCACCGACATTCGCAGCTTCCAGCCCTACCAGAGACCCCACACTCGCCGTCAACTTCTCGCCGCCATCAACAAACGCAACTTCAACACCACCGACGCCACGCTTAACTGCGATTTCGTTAAGCTCATGCAGGAGGTTGCCGATTACGGTTTTGATACGTACTGCGTTGATGGTTGGCGTTCTATTGTCGACTCTTACCGCAAACACCCCGTCGGTATTCAACACGAGACCGTCGATTCGTACCTCATTGACGCCGACATGAAGAAGTTACATACCTTGGTTGAACATCCCAACGACTCTCGGCCTGCGCACCTCACGGTCACCGCCGAAGATTTTCGCCATTTCGAAATTGCCATCAAAGCCGCACCCAAATCGAAGCTTGATAACAGTTCGTTATCCGAATACTCCGGTCTCCAAACCATCGTTTCGAACCCCAAAAAGATCAACGCTGTCATGTCTTGTTTCAGGGAGCTTCTTCGCCGTTTTCAGACCATTCTCAAACCGAATGTATTCATCCAACTCAAGAAGTCTGTTACCGAGCTTGAGCAACACCTCAACGATTTTCTACGCCCCGACTCCTCCGCTCTCGAGATTGACATGAGCAAATACGACAAGAGTCAACTCGTTTCCTGTTTTACTCTCGAGGTCATCATCTGGAGAATGCTCGGTCTCGATTATCGTCTTTCTTCCGATTGGTTCAACGGTCTCGTGTACTCCGAGATTCGTAGTGCGTTACTCTTCATGCGTTTCTTCTGGTCCTACCAGAGGCGCAGTGGTACCGTCACCACCGCGTCCGGTAACACCATAGTCAACATGTTCTGCAATGCCTGGTGCTTGCAATTAAAGAAGAAGTCTTTTCACTGTGCGTACTTCATTGGGGACGATTCCATTCTTTTCTCCGATTCCTGGGCCGCCGATGTCACTATACAACAGAGATACCTCGACGAGTTCAACTTCGAGGCCAAAATCATACGTGGTAATGCTCCGTATTTTTGCAGTGGCTTCATACTCCACACTGGCATGCGCGTCGTATACGTTCCTGATCCGTTCAAACGTATCGAGAAGTTGTCCGAACCCCAAAATTTCAACACCTCCGACGACATCATGGAACGTCACGTTTCATTCAGTGATTTTTGCAAGAATTTTTCTGACGGTCTCGTACTTCATCATCTCAACAAAGCCGTCGCTCGTCGTTACGGCGCTCATTCAGTTCTCGCTTGCAACGCCTTTTCCACACTTATTAGTTCCCCTCGTTTGTTCAAAAAACTCTATCGTCAGATCGACGGTTTGCAGTGGTAGTCTACTCCTTATTTTATCTATTTTTATAGGGTTTCTGCTATGACTTTCTTATTTTTATCGCCTCACCCGCCTAGCATATTAGATCCCTCTGCACATCCCGTTTTCTGTCCTTAGTCCCTTTTGTAATAACAAGTGTTACTGATAGTCCGTCCTTCACACGTCGTCTTTCGTCCCGCACGCCCCTGCTTCTCTTTTCGCCAGTTTCATGACAGCGCTCGGTAATTCTTACACATCCGCCGGCCTTGTTCTCAACCCGCTCCTTGACATAGCCAATCTTCAAGCCACAAATTTTTGTCCTCTCTTGCAATTCACCGCCACTCTAGACTTTCTCTCCACCATCGATTTTTCTTCGTACCACAACCGCAGACTCGCCTCTACCTACGTCGTAGAACTCCACAATTTTCCCCCACCTTTGTTCACCGAATCCTTCGATCCCGAAGACCACATAGTCATCCCTCGCACTCAAACAAGATTCCCTTCACCAGGCAATTTTGTGGATCTTTCTGACCCGCTCGTCTACGTTCCCCTGTCTGTCATTGTAGTTTCCCTCACATACCGTGATTCACAAGGTCCTATAGACGCACCCCGCACTTCTTACTACGAATCCGTCAACGTCCTCCTCGCTCTTCTCGACACCGGTCTCCCTTATTTCGATCGCACCACGTTCGAGGCGTTGTTCCTGCTTCTTTGGACTTTG